AAAAATGAAGGTAGGGATTCCCTAAACATAACTTGGAGTTATAAGACATGGAAAAAAAGCCAATGAACTTGGTCGAAATCACAAGCCAAAAAAAGATTTCTAAGAATGAACCCATCCAAAATTTGGGGGACATGGCGAAGCGCATTCCGGCTGCTGATTGGATGGATGATTCATCACTTTGGGACAAAAAAAAGTTCGTCAAAGAAACCGCCGAATACTTATACGAAACTTACGGCATGACGTCGGACCAATACAAGCACACGTTGTCGATGTTGGCCGACCACATGGATATGTATATTCTTTGCAATCGGGAAATCGCCGTTCAAGGTTTGATTGCTGAATATAACCAAGGCAAGACTACCGGCCCGAACCCACATATTTCCATTCGGAATAAGTGCAGCGACTTAATCATTGCCTTGATGGGCCAATTGGGGTTGACGCCAAAAACCAAGCTAACTGCCAGCGGCGCAAAAGAGAAAAGCGCAATTGGTAATTTGCTTAAAGGGCCGAAATCCGCATGAAGGTCGAAATAGGCGACGCCACGCTATACCTTGGCGATTGCATCGATATTCTGCCAACCTTAGGCAAAGTCAATGCGGTGATTACTGACCCGCCATATGGTTTGAATATCGCAAATCAGCCTTTTAAGCATCAAAGAATGAATGGTGCAGAAAAAAAAGATTGGGATGTTGCTGCCCCTAACCAATCAATGCTTCAAACCATTTTAAACAAAAGTGAAAAAGCAATTTTGTGGGGTGGAAATTATTTTGAATTGCCGCCGTCAAGATGCTGGCTTGTTTGGCATAAACCCGATGGGCCGCAATCTTTTAGTCGTGTTGAATTGGCATGGACAAACATGGATAAATTGGCTGGTTATTTTCAATGGACTATTGCTGCAACCAATCCGGAAAGAGTGGGTCATCCAACCCAAAAACCCCTTGCTTTGATGAAATGGTGTATTGGACAAGCTGGAAATCCGCAAACAATACTTGACCCATTCATGGGCAGCGGGACAACAGGTGTGGCGGCGGTTCAAATGGGGCGCAAGTTTATTGGGATTGAACGTGAACCCAAATATTTCGACATTGCTTGCAAGCGAATCGAACAAGCATCCAAACAGGTTGATATGTTTATTGAACCGCCCACACAAGTTCAAGAAAGTTTTTTATGAACTGGCAAGACGGTATCCTTTACGCAATACAGGTCGTCAAGGGCGAAATAAATGTTTGCAACGACATTCGCCTGACTTGCCAGCGGTTCATTAACCAGTACGAAAACGCCGAATGGGAATGGGTATTTGACGAAGATTACCCACAACACGTTTTGGATTTTGCGTCGGTTCTGAAGCACACCAAAGGCCCGGACGCTGGCAAGCCCATCGTGCTGGAACCGTTCCAAATCTTTTTAATTTGCGCGGTGTATGGTTTCCGTAGCAAGAAAGACAGAAACCGGCGCATGGTGACGGACGTTATCGTTTACATTCCACGCAAGGCCGGGAAATCGACGCTAACGGCTATTTTGGCCCTATACGAACTGCAATTTGGCGAAGCTGGCGCAGAAGTGTTTACGTTGGCCACCAACCGGGAACAAGCCACCATTGTTTTTGATTCGGCCAAGGGCTTCATTGAAAAGATGCCATTGGAACTTGCCGGGCAATATGAAACGTCCAAATACGAAGTCAAAAAAGCTGGCGACAACCAATCCATGTTTAAAGCGCTGTCGCGGGACACCAAGAAAACAGGCGACGGTAAAAACCCATCGTGCGTCATCATTGACGAAGCTGCTCAAATTGTTGACCGCAATTCTATCGAGGTTTTGCATTCCGGTATGGTGGCCCGGCGTAACCCGTTGCGAATCTACATTACAACCGCCAGCTTCACCAAAGACACCAAGTTCTACGAAGATTTGTCCATGTATCAATCCATGCTGACAGGCGAAGCGTCGGACAATCCCCGCTGGTTTGGCCTGATTTACTCGCTGGATGCCAAGGATGATTGGCGCGACCCGACGACATGGGCCAAGGCCAACCCGATGCATGGCATTAGCGTATTTGAAGAAGCCATTGCCCAACGCGCAGAGGAAGCAAAGCACAAACCGCAAGCCTTGAATGAGTTTTTGTGCAAGACCTTGAACATCTTTGTGTCGGCCAACACCGCATGGCTGGACCGCCGATTTTGGGACGAATGCAAAACCGACGTAAAACGTCAAGAACCCGAAGCCGTGTTCATTGGCTTTGACTTGGCTGCGACCCGTGACTTGAACGCCGTTTGCACTTTGAAGCGGTTTGGTGAATTGGACTATGAGGCCGAATTCAAGTTCTTTTTACCAGAGGAAGGCTACAAGCTGATTCCCAAGCACTACGCCGACATTTTCCGGGTGGCCGTGTCATCGGGCATTCTGAAGCTGACCGAAGGCAACGTAATGGACGACCGCGAGATTTCCGAATACATCAAACAGCAATGCGAGAAATACGAAGTCAAGGAAGTTGGCTTTGATTCTTACAATGCCGCCAGTTTGGTTGCCCGGTTATATGAAGCTGGAATCCCGGTCAAGAAAGTCGGCCAAAGCATGGGCGTTTTGTCCAATCCTTCCAAGCACGTCGAAAAGCTAATTTTGAACAAGCAAATCATGCACGACGGAAACCCATTTGTTGGCTGGCAATTGGGGAACTGCGAAGTCTATGAAGACGTCAATGGCAACATTAAGGTCAGAAAAAACGAAGCCGACAAAGCCGCCAAGGTGGACGGGATTGTTTCATTGATTATTGCGATGCACGCAAGCCTTGATAATCCTTCCATTTCTGGAAGTTACGGTTTCCGGTCCTTTTAAGATAGACATTCGTTAAAATTTGCGCGTAAAATGTCAGAAAATTGGGGGAAAACATGGGCTTTTTAGACATTTTTAAGGGTAAAAAACCCGCACAAAACGAAAGTAACACCCTGTTTGGTCAGACCCAATTGGGCAACCAAATCTTGCGTCAGAACCAAAACGGTCAAACTGGCGCGAATTATCAGCTTTTATATGTCACGACATCCAGCACCACCAACGCTGGCCGTATTGTGGATATGTCCGTCTTATCGCGGAATTCCACCATCATGTCTTGCGTCAATTTGAAGTCGCGGGCGATGGCGCAATGCAACTTGAAGGTGATGTATAAAACCGACGACGGGGTATTTGAAGATGCTCTGAATTCGGAAAACATTGGTGCGCGGGACAAGAACAAAGCCAAACAAATAATGTCTTTGTTCCAAGAACCCAACAACTTCCAAAACCAATACGAATTTTGGTATCAGTTTGTGATGTGGTACGAATTGGCTGGTGAAGTTTTCACTTTGCTATACCGCAAGAACCAAAAAGATTCGTTGCAAACGCCCATTGAAATGTATAACTTGGACGCGACGCTAATCACGGTCCAAGCCAGCGAAACACGTTACCCAACCTACCGGGTATCGACTCCAACTTACGGGTTTAACAAAGACGAACCCTTGGCGTATTACCAAGTCATTCACACGACCGAATCGCCGTGGCAAGGTTCCGCAGGTTTTAACAAAGGCATTTTGGCAACCGAACTGGTGGCGCTGGATACCGACATCGATTTGTATGCCAACTATGTGATGCAAAACGGCGCGAAGCCTTCCGGTTTGTTCCGCACCGACCAAGTGATTCCCGACGCCAAATATAAGGAAATCGCCCAACGCTTGAAGGAAGCGTGGTCAAGCATGACCGGAAGCCGCCCGACCGACTTGTCGAAGCCCGGCCAAGGTATGTTGCTGGACCAAGGCATGACCTTTGAAACGGTCAAAATGCTGACCTTGCAAGATGCCGACGCCGCCAAACTGAAAGAGCAAACCACAAAACGGATTTGTGCATTGTTCGGCGTTCCCGCCCAATTGCTTGGCTTGGATGTTGGCAAATACAACAACACCCAAACGCTGCTGGATGAGTTCTACAAAACCACCATGTACCCGATGATTATCAACATCGAGCAAAAGTTCAAAAAGGGTTTGTTGAACGGTTACCCCAATTTGTCTATCCGTTTCGATACCAAAGATTTCTTGAAGGGCGCGGCGCTGGACCAAATGAATTTTGTCACGGCTGGCGTGGCCGCTGGAATCTTTACACCGAACGAAGCCCGCGAATATCTGAATATGTGCAAAGTGGATGGCGGTGACGAATTGCCTAGTTTGGACGCCGCAAACATTTCCAAAACCAACGTTCCAATCAGCGGCAAGCCAACGGCCAAAATCGACCCAATCCCCGGCTCAAGTCCGCAAGATACGGGCGGTGGCGGTGGCAACCAACGTTCCAAAATGAACATTGGCAAGACATGATTGCCGCACATAAAATTGTGCGTATCATGGCGGCACAAATCCATCAAAGCCGTGTTATATTAACGCCACATGAGAAAACCCCTACAATACAAGACATTAACTTGGCTATAAACAACGGGGTTGTTCATGAAAAATCTGAATCTGATTTGCGAAGCGAAATTAAGCCTAAAAAAAGAGGCAGACCAAAAAAGTCCGTCGGGTAACATTTCCGCAGTCGTGACAACTTGGGGTCCCCGCGAAGGCGAAGATGGCCGCAAGTTCAACTATCAACCCGAAGGCTTCAAAGAATGGGCGCAAGCCTTCAAAGAAGCTGGCAAACCCCTGCCAATGTTTTTGAACCATAACGATATGGGAATGCCCGTAGGCGAATGGTACGAATTCAACTTTGAGAAAACCGGAATGACCGCTGAAGGTCGTTTGTTCACCAACACCGTTGGCGGTTCTGACCTATACAACATCATGAAAGATTCGCCCGACCTGTTTGGCGGCGTTTCGGTTGGCGCTTACGCTGACGAAGCCCAAATGGTGGACGCTGACGGTAACGTTATCAACCAATCCATGTCGTGGGGCAACGACGATGATGATGACGACGACAGCGACGAACAATACTTCCAAATTACCAAAGGCGGCTTGCGTGAAGTGTCGGTGGTCATGTACCCCAACAACACCAAAGCCCAAGTCACCCGCCTTGAGTATTTCGACGTGGACGGACAACCGAACCCACGCATTATCGAGAAAGTCTTGCGTGATGCTGGCCTTTCGCGTAAAGATGCGACCACCGCATCTTCAGTCTTGAAGAAAGTTCTGGAACAACGTGATGTTGTCCAAAAACCAATTCAAGTAACCCCAACCCCGAGCGATTCGGATGCGGTGGTCGAAGCCGACGACATTTTGCGAGTTCTTGAAGAACGCGAATTGTTGAAAGCATTATCTAAACGATTGAAAGGTTAATATCATGTCTCTCGACAAAATCACCGAAAAGCTGGATGCAATTGAAGCGCAAAACGTCGCCAAGATTGAAGAAATCAAGACCGAAGCAATTGCCAAGGTTGAAGAAACCAAGGTTGAACTGATTGAAAAAGTCGCGGCTTTGGAAGCCCGTATTTCTGAAATCAATTCGTCCGCATCGTTCATCAAACCCGCGAAAACCGTTCGTGGCGATGTGAACAAATCGGTTCGTGAACAACTGTCCAAGTTCTACAAAAAGGGCAAGGCTTACGAAAAAGAAGTCAAAATCTTTGAAAGCACCGACCAATACGACGCGTACATGAAGGAAAGTTCCGCGCTGACAGGCGGCGGCGCTGGCGTTGGTGGCCGTACTGCATACGACCCCGTGTTCCACACCTTGCGTCTGATTAACCCCCTGCGCGGTGTTTCTCGCAATGTCTCGACTGAAGGTTCGACCTATCAGTTTCGCGCTAAAGTCGGCAACGCTGGCGCACAATGGGGCTATGCAATTCAGAACAACGGTTCGCCCACTACTGAAAACACCAATATCTGGCAATTGACCTTGCAAGATTTGAACGTTCAGTTCCCCATCCGTACCGCTGCTTTGGACGACATCGATGGTTTGGAAGCCAACGTTGTTGACGATATGTTGATGGAATTCTCGCAAGTTGAAGGCCAGTCGATGATTTCCAACAACGACCAAACCGACACGCCCAACACATACGGCGGCACAAACGGTTTGCGCGGTTTGAATCAATACCCCGGCGCTAATGGCTCTTATACTGGCGGCACGATTTCTGTCGGCGCTTTCGGTTCAAGCGGCACAGGCTCTAGTTCTGGTTTGCACAGCATCGCTACATACGACCAATTGACCACCAACGGCGCTGGTGTTGGTGCTGCTAACGTGACGTATCAAGACGTTATCAATTTCGTGTATGCCTTGCCGCAACAATACTGGAACCCATCGACCAAGTTCTTGGTTTCGCCTTTGATGTTGTCTCAAATCCGCGGTTTGAAAGACAGCAACGGCACACCAATCTTTGAACGTATGTCGCCTTTGGTTTATGACGGTATCGTCGGCCAACTGTTGGGCTTTGACGTGGTGGTGAACAAGTATGTTGATTCTCCTGATTCGTCTACCAGCACCCCCGGCACTACCAGCTTGTATCCCATGTATTTTGGCGATTGGCAACGTGGTCACACCATCGTGGACCGTCTGAACATGGTTTTGCGTCGTTATGACCAAACCCTGCCCGGCTACATCACGTTCTTCGGTGAAAAGCGTCTTTGCACTAGCGTGGTGGACCCCTTGTCTATCATCCGCTATCGTTCAACCGCTACTGCGACCTGATAAAACGGTGGGGCTTAATGCCCCACTTTTTTAACAATTTTTTTTTGGGATTAACATGACCGCCAAACAACATATTCTCGAAGCCATCCGCAAATCTTTGAAAAAAGAAGAACGGGTAACGGTAAACCTTAACGAAGCGTCTGGCATTACCGGTTCGGGTTCTGGTGTCGGCGGTCGTGTTATCTATGACGATGCCTTTGCTGCCCTACGCTATGCCAATCCTTTGCGAACTGCTGGTGTTCGTGAAATTACAACTATTGGTTCAGACCAAGCGTTTGTGGTTAAAACTGGTAACGTAACCAACCCAACCAATCCTTGGGGTTATACCTTCACGCCAAACGTTGGCACACCTAACACCGCCACATCGTTCTGGCAATTGCCCGTCCAAGTCGTCGCGGCTCAAGTTCCCGTCCGCACCGCCGTTCTAAGCGACGTAAACTATTTGAACGAAACATTGCTGACCGACATCGGTTTGGAATTCGCGCAACAAGAATCCTATTCCCAATGGTTGAACAACGACCAATCGGGAACCACCACGACTACATACGGCGGCACTTTGGGCTTGCGTGGCTTGAACTATTATCCCGGCTCGACAAGCGCCGCATCGTTCGGCACAAACGGTTCTGGCCCTACCAACGGCATTCACACCATGCTGCAAGTGGCATCGACCACCAGCGGCACTTTGGTTTATAACGACATGGCCGCCGCCAACGCTGCCTTGCCGCCACAGTATTACAACCTGCCAACCACGGCTTGGGTAATGCACCCCAACACCATCGCATTCTTGCGTGAACTGAAAGATGGTCAAGGGATGCCGCAATTCTTGGAATTGGGCGCAAAAGACGGTTTTGCCGTGGGCAACATTTTCGGCCACGCCGTGATTGCCAACCCTTACATGGACCAAATCGGTTCGGGCAAGTTCCCCATCTATTTGGCCGCATGGGAAAATTTCTACACAATTGCGGACCATGAAGAAATGTCGTTCCAATGGTTCGAGCAAACCGCGCCCGGTTACTTGACCCTGTTCGCAGAAAAGCGCCTTTGCAGCACCATCCGCGACGTTTTCGCTGGTGTTCGTATCGCAACCTAAGAGGCGGTTATGCCATTAGACAGCTACACCAACGGCCCATATCTAGGCACATCCCGCAACCCGTTCAGCTATGAAAAAGTTGAACAAATTTCGCGGGATACATCCACCGAATGGTTGACGCTGACCCAAATCACCGACCAATTAAATTTGTTTGGTGATACGTCCCAAGATTCCTATTTGCAAGGTCTTGAATTAGCCACGCGCATGGCGATTGAAGATTTCTTGGGCATGGCAATCTTTGCTACCCGGTATCGTTGCTATTACGGCGCATTGAATGGGATGTCGGGAACGCAAGTCAATCTGGATTTGCCCGAAGTCACTCAAACCACCGTTGGCGGCGTTGTTGGTGTCACCATCAATTCGGTTGGCTATTGGGATTCAAGCACCCCGCCCGTTTTCACGCTGGTGGATTCATCGACTTATTTTTACGATGCCACAGGCAACAAAGTCGTTGTCAACAGCATCCCGAACGAAGTCAATCAAAACATTTCAAACCCTATCGTGGTGGATTACACGCAAGCGGCCAACCCGCTGGCGGCTTACCCTGTAATTCAACAAGCTGGTTTGTTATTGCTGACGCACCTATACAACAACCGTTCAAACACGACCATGACCAAACTGAATGAAATTCCGTATGGCGTGGCCGCATTGTTGCGACCTTATAAACCGCTGGTGATGTAATGGCACTTACCCGGTACGAAAACATCAAAGTGAATACGGTCACCGCTGGCATTGATTCCATCGGCCAGCAAACCACGACCATCACGTTGGCTTTTCAAACCCGCGCCTTGGTGCAAGATGTCCGCGATTCTATGGTCGCAACAAAGGACGACCGCGCCTATACAAAACAAGTTCGGTTTGTGGTGAACTACACGCCAAACACGCAAAACGTTTCCATCAATCAGTATCAATACTCTATCAATTGGCGTAATAAAGATTACAAATTGCTGGATGTTTTGGAAGCCAACGACCGGATGACAATGACGTTTGTTTGTTATCGTAACGACCCGATTACCAGCGTATGACCACCCAACAAAACGTTCTTACATACGCGCAAGCCATCCAAAACCAATTGGTGGCTGTGGTGTCGCCCGTTCCGGTTTATGCCAACTTCAACCGCAACTTTGCCGAGCAAAGCCAATTTTGTGTTTGGCAATTGCGAAACGTTCACCAACCTGTTTACACGGGCCAAGACCAAGCGAACAAAGGTATCGATACGCCCGTGTTTCAAGTGAATGTTTTTGCTTCAGACATGAATAACTGTTTCAATATGACCAATCAAATCTTGCAAGCCCTGCATGGTTATTCGGGACAGTTTGGCGTCAAAACTGGTTTTGCTGGAATTTATGTTGCCAAGATTGACGTGACGATGCTATACAATACATACGACGATTCGGTAAAATTGAATCAAATTGTGCTGGATTGCCGCATGGACATCCCTTGCTGATAAGACAAGACTTTTTTAACTTTTAATTGAGGTTTACAAATGGCTATTCCAAGTAAAGTTCTTGCTGGTTTTCAAGCGTCCTTGTGGTGTCAAACTGGCGCAAATCCAACCCCGTTGACCAATACTTATTTGGCAACTTGGACCGCTGAAGTTCAAAACATTGTCGGCACTTCCGCTGGCGGTTCTGGTTCATCGGGTCAAGCTCTGAATGTGGAAGAAATCCCCGCATTCGGCCAAGACGATGCAAGCGCAAACTTTGCGGTCGCTGGTTCGCGTCAATCGGACATCATCCCCACTCAATCGAAGCCCACATCTTTGACCATTACCGCGCCTTGGAACCCTTCCGACGCTGGTTTGGCAATCATCCAAGCTGATGCTTACAACGGCACGATTGACCGCACTTTCGTGATTGCTGCATACGATGGCACAAACGTCATTGCATACGCTTTCAACGGTCGCGTTTCTGAGTTCCGCATTGAATCGATGCCCAAGGCTGAGGCAAAGTGCATTTTCAGCATCCACCCCCGCGGCAACCAATACGGCTGGTCGCACAATACCTAATAACATGACGACAATACAAAATAACAAAGACCTGTTGCATTTTCTGATTGACCAAGCTGGTTCTGGCAAAAAAGACTGGTTTGGTTTTTCAGAACAAAAAATAACGGGAATTGACCTATGCTATGAACTGGCGCAACGTCACGCGCCAGAAATGACCCCCGAAGCGGTGGTGGATTATGTTGTTCGACTGAACAATACAATCTTCCATCGCATCATCATGGGTAAAAACAATGGCTGACGAAACCAAATCGTCAAAAGGTTTCAGCATCAAATGGGAAGGATTCAAAGACTTCCAAGATTTGCTAGATGAAATCGAAGATGATTTTGGGCCAAAAGATACCAAAAAGATTTTGCGGAATGCCACCCGCGAAGCCATGAAACCAGTTTTGCAAGCGGCCAAAGTTAATTTGGAACGGAACATAGACACGGGTCAATTGATTGCATCCTTACAAATTGAATCCCGAGCGCCAACGGCAAAAGATAAGCGGTCAGCTTATACAACGCCAACCATGATTATGATTTCGCGGGTTACGGTCGCGCCGGGAACAAAGTTTGTTTCAGATTCCGAAGGCAAAAAAACAAAGTTTTTCACCAAGACATTCAAGAATGTTAAAACTGGCGAAAAGCAACACACGCATAGCGACGCCCGAGCATATGCCATCGAATTCGGGACAGCGCGTTGGTTAAAAGGCGAAGGAATGCCCTATATGCGGCCCGCACTTGAAAACAATGCCGTGTTTGTTACCAATGAACTTGGTTCAAACCTTGGCCGCGCACTTGAAAAATACCGTTCTAAAACAATGAAAGTTCCTAAGACATGACAAAATTATCTTCAGCATTTGGCAGCAACTTTGACAAAGATTCGTTGCGTATTCGGTCGTTTGTTTTAAATGGACACACCTTTAAAGTGAAAGTCCCTTTGACCGCCGAAACCGACGCCATGTTTGAACGCGCCAAAATTATTGACGAATCAAAAGTGGAAACCTACTATGATGACCTTGCAAAAGATTTTCTCGATAACAAAGAACGTTATTCAAACGATTCAGACGTTGTTTACCAAGATGATGACATTTTGGTCAAAGGAACGTCCCTTAAAGTAACGGCTAGAAACAAAGTTCAAACCGAAAACCGCATCACCGAAATGGTGCGTTTGCTGGTTCCCGAAAACAAAGATTTTGATATGTCCGCCGTGACGTATGAGGAAATCGATGAACTGTTCCCCTTTTCGGTGCAACTTGAATTGTTGGAAGAAATCAACAAAGCGATAGCGCCCGGATACGCCAACACGCGGGGAAAATAGTCGGGTCGGTCCGGCGGCAAGTGAAAGCCTATTTGACCGCGCATGGAACCGACCCTGACACCGTAGACGAAGCAACCTTCAATGACATTTGCGTCATGTATGCCGATGGCTTAATTGGCAATCAAGGCGTTCTGGAAGTCCTTGGCGCATTGACCGCTGGACAATTCAACAAGATGTTGTCAAAAGGGTCGTCACCGTATACGCTCGCAGATATAATCGGCAAGGCTTATGACTACATCTACCCGCCATTAGACCCGGAAACCAAGAAATCATTGGTTTCTGAAAAGCTGATTGCGTTTGCGCTGATGAGTCCAAATGCCCCGGTCCATCTTTTTGAGGGTAAATAAATGGCAAATGTCGTCGCAGGTCTTGGCGCACAGTTGGGGCTAGATACAACGGAATTCCGCAAAGGGATTGCCGAGGCCAAAGAATCTGTCGAATCGCTAAAAGAAACGATTGAAACAATCCTTGAAGTGACCGCCATTTATGAAATGGTGAAAAGCATCATGGAAATGTCCGGCGCTATTGTTGAAACGGCCCGCGCAAACGAAGTCGCCGTGGCGTCAGTTTTGGAACTTTCCAAAGCCCTGCAAGAAAACGGCGGCCGCGCTGAAGATGTGGGCAAAATTTATTCTGGTTTCAATGCCAAAATTGAAGCCGCCGCCCAAGGAAATGCCAAAGCTCAAGAATCATTTGCCCGTCTTGGCGTATCTTTAAACGACTTAGCGCATTTATCGACCGAAGATTTGTTTAATAAAACCATTTCGGGTTTGTCGCGCATGAAAGACGCCGCCGAACGCAATGGCTTGGCGATGCAAACTTTGGGCAAAGGCGTTCGTGGCGTTGACATTATGGGCTTGGCGCACGACCTTGAAGAAGGCAAAGGCGCAATGGACAAGTTTGCCAACAGCATCACAATGGCTCACGAATTGACCGAAAAGCTGGAAAAATCACAGCACGAAATGGCGATGAATATCACCGATTCAATTATTCCGTCATTAAATACGCTTTACGATTCCTATGCAAGAACTGGAACCGTGGTCAAACTGCTGCATGACTTCATGGAAGATTTGGCGGTGGGCGCGGTCATTGTTGTTAAGACTATCACCACAGGCTTTTCGCAATTGTTTGATATTGTCAAAGCGATTGGCAAGTGGGCAATTGACTTCACAAATTTGGATTTCAAAAAGGCGGGTCAAGACTTATTTGCTGGTTTTGACGAAATCAAAAAAGATGGCAAAGAATATCTGGATTTCTTCACCGAATTGAAAAAAGCCCTTTCCAAAGAACCGGAAAAGCCAAAGCCTGTCGAACCAATTTCTCGAAACATCATTGCTTCAAATCAAAAACAAATTGATTCTGCCAAAGAACTAGCGGCTTTATATCAAAAGCAAGCTGACACCAGTTTGTTGATTCTGACCACCAAGCTGCAAGACAACAATGCAACCAAGAATCAAAAGGAGATGGCCGACGAATTGATGAAAGTGGTCGAAGCTCGAAACAAAGCCTTGGACGACATTGACAAGCGCGAATCAGGCGTGGACAAAACCACCGAAAGTGGCAAAGCATTGTTAAAAGTTCTGGAAGAACAACGCGCAAAAATCCAAGATGTGTATTCGGTGATGATTGCCAAAAGCCAAGAAGCCGTTGAAGCCAATCAAAAGCTGCAAGAAAGTTTTATGTTTGGTTGGGACAAAGCATTTGCCCAATACAAAGAAAACGCCGACACAATGGCAAATGTGGGCAAACGCGCCTTTGATGATATTTCGTCGGCATTGGAAAAGTTCGTATCTACGGGCAAATTTAACTTCAAGTCTTTAGCGCAAAGCATCATCCAAGACATTATCAAAGTTCGGATTGAAGCACAAATCAGCAAAATGATTAGTGGCTTTAGTTTTTCCAGCTTGTTTAGCGGTGGCGGTGGCGGCGTCAACATGGGAACGGCCACAGGCGCGGACCTTGGCGCGGCATTTGCAGACGGTGGCGACCCGCCCGTCGGCAAGGCGTCATTGGTCGGCGAACAAGGCCCGGAATTGTTTATCCCCAAAACATCGGGAACAATTATCCCCAACAACAAATTGGGCGGCTTGGGCGGTGCAACCACCAACAACGTGACAAACAACTACATCCAAGCCATTGATACCCAATCGTTTGAACAACGGCTATATGGTAGTTCACAGGCGATTTGGGCGGCTAACCAATACGCCACCAAGAACTTGGCAACCAACCGCGCAAGGACATAAAAATGGCTTTCCAGCAAATCTTTGAAATTCAACAAAAGATGACGGTGAACAATCGCCGCATTGTTGGGCAACAAGTCACCCGCGCTGGTTACATGACTACGGCTCAATACCTGACCGCGGTTCCGTGGCAATTTACGGTTGTTCCACACAATTTTCTGTATTACCCCAAAGTCCGAAACATCATCCAAGGCATTGACAACTTGGACCGCCAATTGCCGGAAACAATCATTTTCAATTCGTCCTTGCTGTCGTGGTTTACGGCGTATCAAGGCGACTTGAACTTGTCGGACGCGCAAGCCCTGACCCTTGCATCGGTTCCGGCTGCTAATAGCCAAACCATCACCGTGGGCAATCTGCCAAGCGTGGCGTCAACGGCGGCGGTTTTCCGCGCTGGTGATTTCTTGCAATTGGGTTCTTATTCCTACAAAGTCACCGCGGACGTTCTGCGTGGTTCTGGTAGCACCGTCAGCGTAAACTTGAATCGCCCCGTGATTGGTACGGTCACGACCGGAACTTTGACCGCGGTCGCAAATAATTGCACCTTCACCGTAGTGGCCGAGCAATGCCCGACCTATACTTTAAACCCAATGACAAACGGCGCTTTTGTCGAATGGTCCGGCCCGTTTGTGTTCCGTGAATATGTAACAGGATAAAAAAATGACAACAACAATCGCAGCGCTTAGTTCAAACGCAATTCGATATGTTGAATTTGTAAAGCTGTCAAATTCCAGTTTCACCGATACTTTTTGCAATGCACCTGACAACATAACCGTTGGCGGCGTGACATACGCTGGCATGGGTTCGTATATGGGCGTTTCCGAAATTCAATCGGACATGAAGGCCACCAGCACCGACGTCAAACTGACCATAACCGGGCTTAATCCTTCCAATATTGCGTTGATTCTTGGCTCAAATATCAAAGGTTCAACCCTGACAATTTGGCGCGGATTCACCGATTCAGACAATCAGCTTTTGACCATTGGCGGCGTTTTGCAGTTTTTCCAACGCTATCAAGGCATCATCAACAACATAAACATCACCGAAAACTTTGATGAAAAGTTACGCGAACGGGTCGCCACTTGCATCATGTCATCGGCATCGATGCGCTTGGTTTTGGATAGTCGGATTGCTGGCATTAAGACCAACCCATCAAGCTGGCGTTTTTTGTATCCAAACGACACTTCAATGGACCGTGTACCCGCGATTGCATCAACTTATTTCAATTTTGGCAACACCGCCAGCACAGGCAGCACTTCCAAAGTAATTGGTTCCACCAGCACCGTTCCGGCGCAAATCGTTAAATTTGGGAATTAAAAATGAAAATTGGCGGTTTTTTCCAATCATTGCTAAGTCTTGCGGTCATTGTCACCGCGGCATACTTTACTGGCGGCGCTTCATTAGCCTATGACATGGCAGCTACATTTGCCGTTTCGATGGTGGTGTCTCGCATCTTTGCCCCCAACGTTCCGCAATCTCAACAAAACAACATTCGCCAGCAAGTCCCGCCCGACCCAACCGCGGGCATCCCTTTGGTTTATGGCGACGCATTCACCGGGGCGCGTTTCGTTGATGCGGTCTTGACCACCGACCAAACAAAAATGTATTACGTCATGGCGATTTCGTGCATTTCGCCCAACGGTCAATTTTTCTATGACACGACAAAGTTTTATTATCAAGACCGCCTGATTACGTTTGACAGCACCGACCAAACCAAAGTCGTCAGCTTGACCGATGCGGCTGGCAACGTGGACACCACCATCAGCGGCCATTTGTATATTGCACTTTACAAATCCAGCGCCACCGGAACGATTACGCCCGTAAACACATCGAATCTGCCATCGGATATCATGTCCACGGCAAACGGCGTTCCATCGGGCCAACAATGGGCATCGAGCGGTCGTCAAATGAACGGCACAGCGTTTGCGGTCGTCACCTTGGTCTATAACGCCAATTCCGCGGGAACGACAAGCCTTCAACCCATCACCTTCCACGTCAGTCATTATTTGAATGGCACAGGTTGCGCGAAACCCGGTGACGTTTGGTATGACTACCTGACAAATACCGTATACGGCGGCGCGATTGACCCGTCTTTTGTGGATTCAACATCGGCCACCGCGCTGAATACTTATTCCGACGTCTTGATTCCATACACCGATTACAACGGTTATTCTCAAACAATTCCGCGCTATCGGTTCAACGGCGTCTTGGACACCGGGCAAACCATCCTCAACAACGTGGACATCATGATGACTTGCTGCGATTGCTGGCAAGCCTACAATTCGCCCACGGGTTTATGGTCGGTGGTGATTAACCAAGTTATATCGCCCACATTCAGTTTTGACGATACCAACATTGTTGGCGCAATTTCCGTCGGCGCTTTAGACATCACGCAACAAGCCAACCAAGTTGAAGCCAAGTTCAACGATGCCACGAACCGCGACCAACCCGGCTATGTGAATTTACAAACCCCGAGCGGTTTGCTGTATCCCAACGAACCCGTCAACAAATACACGGTTTCTTATGACCTGATAAATTCCAGCGTCACCGCCCAATACCTTGCAAACCGTGTTTTGGAACAAAACCGCCAAGACTTGATTGTCAGTTTTGAATCAACCTATGCCGGGATTCAAGTGCAAGCTGGCGATGTCGTCACCGTCACCAATTCAAATTACGGTTGGACCAATCAGCAATTCCGCGTGACGCAAGTCAAAGAATTGGCCGCACCGGATGGCACTTTGTCCGCATCGTTCCAAATGAATTCGTATAACCCCGCCGTTTACGCCACGGGAAACATTACGCAATTCCATCCCACGCCCAACAGCGGCTTGGCAAATCCGCAATACTTTTCGGCGTTGTCAGCACCCACGGTTACCAGCACAAGCCCAACGGCCACCATCCCATCGTTCAATGTGGCTTGCACTATTCCCGCCAGCGGCCAAGTCACCGAAGTCACGTTGTTTTATACGACCTATTCCAGCCCATCCGCATCGCAATGGGTGGCATGGGGTTCGCAAACATCGTCAAATTCGCTGGCATTTACGCCATCGTCCACGGTGTCGTTCATCGATATTAGTTTGCCGACCCAAACTTATTATTTTGCGTTCATTGTCTCGAACAACAACAGTTCGTCACTTTTGTCGCCTTTGTCGGCATCTTTGAATTGGAACCCAAACCCAACCACGTCGGCGGTGGCTGGCACGTTCTTGGGGACGTTTTCACCCGTTGTTACTCAAGTTCCACGAACTGGCGGCGTCACGCCCGTTTTCACGGGTATTGTTCCAAAACTTTACGGTTCGGCTGCTGGCGGCGCAATTGACTTTGTTACATCGCAAACCGACACCGATTCGGCTTTTGTGAATAACACTTGGCGCATTGGCGGTTCGGCCACCACAGGTTATGGCGACATCACCACCACGGGCGGCTTGACCCTTGGTTCAATCACCGATGGCGGCACTTACGCGCAATGGGCATCGGTCACGGGCATGTCGTCGTCCCCCGCGTTGCTTAACGTTCCAATTCGCTACAAATCGGCATTGGGCGTCATTACTCAAGCGGCCACGGCCACCACCCAATTTATCTTTTTGGACCCCGGCCCACAGGGAACCAGCGGTTCAAACGGCAACCAATACGCCACGGTTTATTTGTATCAATGGAATACGACAACCCCATCCAATCCAACTGGCACGTCGTCCTATAACTGGTCCACGGGCGTCAATTCGTCTTATACCGGAACGGGCGGGTGGTCAACGACTATTCCGACAAATCCCGGCACACCGTTGATTCAGCTTTGGACAGCGGCGCTTCAAATTGTCGCCGTTGGTGGAACGTCCACCACATCGGTCAGTTGGGCCAGCGGTTATTCGATTTCGGCTTTGACGCTGAATGGCGCAAATGGTGCAAATGGAACAAACGGTTCACCCGGCGCAAATGGCTTGCAAACTGCATCGCCTACCGTTTACCAATGGGCAATTACCATTCCAAGCGGCCCGACGGGTTCATCAACCTACACTTGGGCCAGTTCATCGTTTACGCCTACCCCAAGCGGCTGGACGCAAACACCCGGTGCATCGCCAAGTCCCGGTTTCACTTTGTGGGCGGCAAAGGTCAACATTTCCGATTCGGCCACGGCCACCACGACTTCAATCAATTGGACGTTGGCAAGCATTCTTGGCGCTGGTTATGCCGGAACAAACGGCGCAAATGGAACAAACGGGACAAATGGCACAAACGGAACGAACGGTCTAAACGGCACACGAACCGCCGTCATCACCATGTATCAATGGGCGGTGTCTGCCCCGTCTTTGTTCCCGTCCGGCACATCCACCTACACTTGGGCAAATGGAACGTTTACCGCGCCAGCAACGCCCAATGGCTGGACTATTTACCCCGGCGCACCCGTGGCGGGTTACATCCTTTACGCCACCGACATGGTTTACGCTGACACCAGCACCAGCGCAACATCGTCGATTGTTTGGTCGTCCACAATTGCTTACCCAAGCGGCGCGGCTGGAACAAACGGCGCTAATGGTTCACCCGGCGCACCCGGCACAAACGGAACCAATGGCACAAACGGCTTAAATGGAACCCGCACAGCGTTCTTGCAGCTTTACCAATGGGCATACAGCACCCCCACGGTGTTTCCAAGCGGTTCATCGGTATATACATGGTCCAACGCAAGTTACACCTTGCCAAGTTCGCCAAATGGTTGGTCATTGTTGCCCGGACCGCCTGTTGTCGGTTACACGCTATACGCTTGCGAAGTTACATACGCGGACACCAACACCACGGCCACTTCGACAATTGGTTGGACCACTTCAACGGCGTTTGCGTTGGGCGCTGCTGGCACAAACGGCGCAAATGGAACAAACGGCACGAACGGGACGAACGGCACAAATGGTATTGATGGATTGTCGGCTCGCATTGCTTACGCCGTTTCCAATTCATCGTCGCTGAGTTCAAGCCCTTCAACCTATACGACCACAGGCGCTGGCGCTTTTCCACCCTACAACACATGGGGCGGCGCTGAAACATGGCAAGCCACACCCGCAACGTATGGCGCTGGACAAGCCCTATTCCAAACGAATGGCATATATAACCCCGGCACATCCCAAACGGTTTGGACCGCGCCTTATTTGTCGAATTTGAAGGTCGGTTCGTTGTCGGCCATCACCGCCAACACGGGCAATCTGACGGTTACAGGCACATTCCAAGCGAACACCGCCGCAATCAGCGGCACGTCCATGACGGGTTCGGGTATGTATCTGGACCAAACTGGTGACTTTGCATTAGGCAATTCCAGCACCAACATTTCGTTCAATGGTTCGCAAATGACCTTGAACGGGAACGTGGTTGCTACCAACAACATCAATTCAAATGCGGTAACAAACATTTTAGGCAATTCAACTGCTGGCAGCGGCACTCTTACGACCACGCCAACCACTTTTGTTTCTTTGCCTTTTACAACTTCCGGCGGTAATGTTGTTGTGACACTTAGCGCCATTGCCACGTTGCAAAACACATCCTTATCATCCATTAGCGATGAAATTGTAGTGTCGGTTTATAGAAATTCAACTTTATTGTATTCGGCTGGCATTAACATGAATGCTCAACCTAGTCAATCTACGTCATCAGTTCCCGGAGCAACTTTTGTTGACAACCCGCCATCAGGAACCAATACTTACGTTTTTAAAGCCAACAGTATCTACGGCTCATATCCTTTTACTATTAGTGGATGTTATTTAGTTTTGCAAGAATTTAAGCGGTAAAATTTCGCAACACTACACGACAAGATTCGTAGCCGCGCGAGACAGCGTGGAGCGTCACTACCAGAGTTTTGGGAACATTGCATAAACGCAGAAAGTGTAGGGTAAAGCCATCGCTGCCTTCAATCAAAATACAATTTATCAAGTATCGGGTTTTTCTAATCCTTGCATATCCGGCGAACTTGTCTGGAATCAAGCGACATACTGGAATCTAGCATTCACCAACCAAGCTGGCGCACCCGTCGATTTGACAGCGGCCACAATCAATGCCCAAATCGTTCGGCGCGAGGTTTCCAACCTGCAAGACACCCGCACAGGCTTGTCTTTCAGCATTGCGGACTATTCGCCCACGCCCACGCCCATCACTTTGAACATTGTCAATTTGAACGCATCGGCTGGCACTTTTACGTTGGTGATTGACGATTCCACATGGTCTTTGGTGTCAAGCGACCCTGAGTTGGAAATCAACGCACAGAATCCAGTTTGTTTTTCTGGCCGCATCATGGTGAATTTCCCCGCAATTTCCGGCGGTAATCCCGCTGACGATGCCGTGATTTTTCTTTTGTTCTTGGTCCGTTCCGACGGTATCGTGGTGGTCTAAATGCAATTAAATTTAACAGTCCAAAACGCAAACAGCATCGTTTGCCAAGTTGTTCCCACGCCCACGCAAACCATCAACATCGACCGCGGCGTCACGGGCAACGGCATCGCATCGATTGTTCCCGTCACCATCGCAACGTTCCAATACTTGCAAATTACTTACACCAATGGAACGGTGGTTGACGTTGGGCCATTGACATCCACGGCTTACACGGCCACATCGCCCATTGTTATCACGGGCAATACCATTTCGCTGTCTACGGTTCAACCGCAACAAGGCGGCACAGGCGCGGCGGGAACGCTGACGGGTTACGTTTACGGCAACGCCACGGGCGCGATGACCGCATCAACGACCATTCCCAACACGGCCATCACAGGCTTGGGTACGATGTCCACGCAAAATGCCAACAATGTGGCGATTACAGGCGGGACAATCCAAGGCGTTGCGCTGACCATTGACAGCATTCAAAGCACCCCTATCGGCTCGACCACGCCATCCACAGGCGCGTTCACCACGCTATCGGCATCCAGCACCGTTTCTGGCACAGGTTTTTCCACTTATTTGGCAAGTCCACCCGCAATCGGCGGCACAGCGGCCAACACCGCAAAGTTCACCACGCTGGCAGTCACGGGCCTGACGGGTTACACATACGCCAACGGTTCTGGCAATTTGACCGCATCGACCACGATTCCGAATGCTGGTTTGGCGAATTCAAGCCTTACAGTCAATGGCGTTTCGATTGCCCTTGGCGCGTCGGGAACCGTTACGGCGGCGGCTGGCACTTTGACCGGAACAACCTTGAATTCCACGGTGACGGGTTCGTCATTGACAAGCGTCGGCACTATCACGACGGGAGTTTGGAATGCGACGCCAATCACCAACAGTTTCTTGGCGAATTCTTCTATTACGGTCAATGGTACTAGCATTGCTTTGGGTGGCAGCGGAACGATTACTGCCGCGACTACCAGCACCCTTACTATTGGTTCTGGATTATCTGGCGGCTCATTCAACGGCTCTACCCCTATAACCATCGCAAACACGGGCGTTTTGACGTTTTCCGGTGGAACGACAGGGCTAACCCCCAATACGGCCACAAACGGCGCGATTACCCTTGCCGGAACGCTTGCAGTCGCCAACGGTGGAACGGGCGTCACATCATCGAGCGGCGCGAATTCGGTTGTTTTGCGCGATGCAAATGGCAACGTCACGACCAATTGCCTGTTTGAAGGCTACACAAGCCAAGCGGCGGGAACGACCATTACGCTGACGGCATCGTCGGTTCAGAATTGGGCCATTACGAGTTCGGGCGGTCAAACTATCCAATTGCCCAATGCGACCACGCTACCCGCTGGCGCGACTTTCACGTTCAACAACAATCAATCGAGCGGCACAATCGTTGTCCAAAACAATTCGGCCACCACCATCGCCACGGTGCAATCGGGTTCGTATATCACGGTTGTTTTGCTGAATAACTCCAGCGCGGCGGGTTCGTGGGATTTCCACAATTCGCCACCTTCCAATGCGTCTTGGTCAACCAATACGCTGAATTGGGCGGGTTCTTATACCAACGGCACATGGAACGGCAACGCTGTCGGCGCAATTTACGGCGGCACAGGTCAAACCGCAGTCATCACAGGTGATTTGCTTTACGGTTTGGCATCGAACACTTGGTCGCGGCTTGGCGTTGGCTCTACGGGTCAAATCTTGCGCGTTGCTGGCGGTGTTCCGACTTGGGGCGTTGACTACACCGGAACCGTCACCAGCGTTGCGGCTACCGTTCCGTCATTCTTGTCGATTTCTGGTTCGCCTATTACAACCAGCGGCACATTGGCAATCGGTTATTCCGGGACAGCTTTGCCCACGGCCAACGGCGGGACGGGTTTAACCAGCTTCACGGCAAACCAAGTTTTCTACGCTTCCAGCACATCGGCATTTGCACAATCGGCCAACCTGACATTTGACGGCACGAACTTGGGATTGGCTGGCGGCACAGCCAACGGTGTGGCCTATTTGAACGGCTCTAAGGTGCTGACTACGGGGTCTGCGCTGACGTTTGATGGGACATATTTTTATGCAAATGGTTTGCGGCTTAGTGGTTCTGATGCAGGCAACACAATTTACAAATCTAGCGGAAATTTATTTATAACGGCAGACAATGGAACGCTTGCTTTACAAGCAAACACAAGTAATCCAATTGCGTTTTATTTAAACAGCTCCGAACAAATGCGCCTGAACAGCACAGGTCTGGGTATTGGGACAAGTTCGCCAGGGTCAAAATTGGCCGTAATTGGTTCAGCAAACATGGCGTACTTCTACGATGGAAGTACATCTGATTTTCAGATTCAAGCGGTTTCAAGCAGAACCGAAATCGGCCCTACAACAAACACACCGCTGTCATTTAAGACCAACAACACAGAACGTGCCCGTATAGACTCCAGCGGGAATTTGTTG